TACAGTCAAGAATTGGAAGGTGGAGAAATGAAAGCTATAAGATTAAGCCTTTATTAATAATGACCTGTAACCCTTCAAGGAATTTCTTATATGATGATTTCTATCTAGCAGACAAGGAAGGTACTTTACCATATTACAGAAAGTTTGTTAATGCTACGGGATTAGATAATCCATATCTAAGTGAGTCATATATTGAGAACCTTAAAAGGACTCTAACAACTTCAGAGGTTAACAGGTTGTTGTTGGGGAATTGGGAGTCACAAGATGACCCTGACAACTTAGTAAGCTCAGATGATATTGCAGAAATGTATGACCACAGCATCAATATGAATGATGATGATACGAGATACATCTCTGCGGATATTGCATTCAAACAAGATGGATGTGTTTTATTTGTTTGGGAAGGTAACGATGTTATTGATATTATTAAGGTTGGAAGGAATGAAGTAGTACTTGATAAGATAAAAGAAACTGCAAGAGAGTACAACGTACAAACTAGATATATTAGTTATGATAGTGATGGGGTTGGGCAATTCCTTAAACAGTATTTGAGAAGCGCTAAGGCTGTTATAAACAACGGTAAGGTATTGAAGAACGAAAACTATATAAATCTAAAAGCTCAATTATATTACAAGTTAGGTGAGCTTATAAGAGATGGAAAGATAAAGATTAAAACGAGTAGGTTTAAAAAGGAGTTGGAAGGGGAATTACTTTGTATCAAAAGAAAGGTAAGGGGTACAAGTGAAAGCAAGATGGAGATTAATAGCAAGGCTGACCAAAAGAAATTGATTGGACATTCTCCAGATTATGCAGATGCGATGGCTTACAAGATGATATTCGAATATTCCAAAGGAGGTTTTACAAGTGTTGTTTAAACAGTTCGAAATAATTTATATATATAAGCAATGAGTAAAGAAATACTAATACCAACAGCGTGGGAAGATGTTACATTAAACGAGTTTATAGAACTGAGTAAGTTAGATATAGATTCATTTGATTCGCATATAGATTATTACATTTCTATGTTGGGAATATTTGGAAATGATGATTTGAATAATATACTAGAATTCGTTAAGCTTACAGATGTAGCTGATATCATTAATCAAATGGCTTTCATGAATACACCACCCAAGAACCTAGATAATAAAGAGGTTACTATTAAAGGTGAAGTATTTAAGCTTATTGAGAATATGAATGAGTTAACAGTTGGGGAGTATATCAGTATTGAAACATTAATCGAGCAGGGTAAACTTGATTCTATTTCTTCCATACCTGCGATTCTAAGCGTTATATTAAAACCAATAGGGGAAAAGTTTGATTCTAATTTAGTCAACGCTAGAATGGAGTTATTTAAAAAAGAGTTATCAATTGAAGACGTTCTAGGAATGAGTGTTTTTTTTTCGATTGGCGTAAGGTGATTATGTTTAATTACTCAGGATTGTTTGGCAGTGCTGTAGTTGAAGAAGATGATATAACCCAAGGAGTGGCAGCGCCAAAGTTTAGTGACAGGTGGAAATGGTTTAGCATTATTGAGAGATTAGCTAAAGGGGATGTAACAAAGTTTGAGAAAGTGTACGCAATAACGTACATAACAGCTTTGAATACTTTAAGCTATTGGAAGGAAAGGGATGATTACCAAGAAAGACTACAGAAACGTCAAGACATGATGAATAAACATAAATAATGGAAGACGAAATAATAAAGATATTCACATATAAAGCAAAGTTTTCTAACTCTGAAAGGTTGGAATTTGCTGCGTACAAAAGAAGGAAGCCCAAAGGAAAGAAAGGAATCACTAATGTAGAGTTAAGATTAATAAGTAGAAAATTAACAGGTGAATTAAAGAATCAAATAAGAAGGCAGCGACATATTGACACAGGTAAAATGTTAAGAGTTACAAAGGTGACTGCAACAGTAGGCGCTAGAGGTGAATTAGTTGCTAAAGTATTCTCCACTGATTACTGGAAATATGTTGATGGTAATTTTGATATACTTAAAAATGCTATGAAAACTAGGAAGTGGAAAAGCTACGAAAAGATGTTTAACGAAATGAATAAGGATAATCCAAAAAGAAAGTAAAATGAAAATACAAACAGTTAACCAATTAATAAGTGTATTTAAAGATATCTCAACACGTCATTATCAAATCAATGGATTCGGTATTGGTGACGAGTGGGAGATTGGAGCAAGCAAGGCAGAGATGCACCCAGTTTTATGGATTAATCCAGTTACGGCAACTATGCCCTCTACTGATAGCGGTTATAAAACCTTTGAGATTGATTTCGAAGTTAGAGTGTTCGATTTAGTTAGTAAAGGAGAAACAAATGAAAATGATGTATTGTCTGATTGTATTGATATACTTAAAGATATTATAACAGAGTTTAAAGGCCATCCTTACTATGTGAATAGCCAACTTAATATAATTGATGACATAAGCTTCGAAGCATTTACAGAAGAATTTGATGAAGAAGTTAGTGGTTGGGTTTGTGAGATTTCTTTAATGACTCCAATCTTAAACTCATTCTGTGGGATTCCCGCTGCTGATATTACAGGCTTTGAATTTCCAGGAACTGATTGTCCAGAAGTAAATGTTTTATGCCCTGTATTCGTAGAAGATGTTACAGGTGTTTATCCTATTGTAGTTACTACAGTTGGAACAACTAAACAAGTTTCTCTTGCTGGTGGTGTTGGGTCTGACACCTACGTTATTAGTGGAGTTTACGATACAGGAACTTTAACACTAACTAGAAACGATGCTGTTGATGTTGTAGTAACAGGATTTGCTAGTGGAGGAGATAACGATTATACAACAGCAGCCACTTTGTCAGGTAACATAATAACATTTGATAGGACTGACACAGTAGGCGCTTATAGTGTAGATTTAACGAGTGCTATTAATTCGGCTCCTGATAAGTTCGTAAGTAGTGGAGCTTATGACGATGCTAGTAAATTATTAACACTTACTTTAAATGATGCAAGTGATTTTGATGTAGACTTTTCTACTCTTACAACTACAGATAAATTTGTGAGTAGTGGAGCTTATGATGAAATTAACAATAAAATAGTACTTACTTTAAATGATGCTAGCACAGTCGATATTGATACGTCCGCGATTGGTGGAGGTGATAACATAGGTAATGCAGATTTAACAATTGGAGCTGGTAGGGTTGCAACTCTTACAGATAGTTTAACATTTAAAGATGGAACTGTAAATATTCAAGGAATCGGAACGGCTGGAAGTAGTGCATTGGCTATTTACGATAATGACACAACACCAAATAAACTTTGGGATTTCTTAGACAATGGGGATGTAAATTTAGGTATTGATAGTGTTGTTGATTTAGGTGGTAATGGATTAACAGTTTTAAATGGAAAGACTAAACTAATAGCGCAAAACGCAACAACCAACAGTAATTCAGACTATATATTAAGATGTAGAGCGAGCAGCGATGCGTCTGATTACTTCTTTGTTGGTAACGGTGGAGAAATAAGGCTCGGGGTTGCCGTAATAAACAATGGAACGGGGGATAAATCTACTCATTTAATGTGGGGTGGTGATGTTGCCACAATGGCTGGAAGTGGTAACTATGCGATATTAATGGGACAGCTAGTTTCCGCTAATTACTCAGGTAATGACGTCATCGGAATGGGTAGAACTATAGCGCTTAATAATCAACGACAAATAGCTTTAGGTCAAGGAATAACTTTTACGGGTGAGGGTACTTTTGGAATGGGTAGAACTTTAACTTCTACGGCTGGAGATAATAATATAATAGGTACAGCTATTTCTAGCACAGGAAGGTATTCTAATTTAATAGGTAAGTATTTACAATCATCCGCAACAGGTGCCAGTGTAATTGGAAATGGTAATACTTCAACTGGGGCTAAACTTGTTAATAATACACCTAACTCTTTAGCTTTAGGTTGGAATAGTACAACTCCTAAACATTTACTTTCATCTACAGGCGCAACTTTAGGCGGTCAAATAAACTTACCAAACTTACCAACTAGCGCAACAGGATTAACTACTGGAGATTTATGGAATGATGGCGGAACTTTAAAAATAGCATAACAATATAAAAATATAAGAAATGGAAAATTCAATTTATTACAAAGTAACAGGAGATTTATTAAGTGATTTCGGAGAGGTGATAACAAACCCAGTTATTAAAGTATCTCAGGTTGGAAGCAATGCGCAAACATTAAGAGATGGAATGCTAAGGTTTGAATATAAGGTTTATATTTCAGAAGCTAAGATGCTAGAAGGTAAGCACTTTTTTAAAGTTTGGGATACTGTAGAGGATAAAAGAATTAAAAACTTTACCTATCCAATAATGGATGTTGTTTCGTGGTCTATCACTACTTATAAAATTCTACAGATGAAAATAATAGCAGACACTTTTGGGTTTAATATTGAAGATATTGAGTTAGTAAATTAATGAGTGCAGCACGAAACATAAAAGGGAAGATTAAGAAACTATCCAAGGCACTAGCTAAACTTTATAGGGATGAAGTAATAAGACAGGATTTGATTGATACGGGATTGATGCGCGATTCCTTTACGGTTGTGATAACTGTAGATAAGAATGGAAGCATTGAGATACTAGTTAATACTGTTTATTACTTTCCCTTCATAGATGAGTCACCGCATTACTTTAAGGTTGAAGAAAATGTATTTAAGTCTAAGAAGTATAAAGCAATTGAGGATAAACTAGTTTCTATTATTGCGATCGGTTACGCTTTAAGTTTTCCGCAAGGTTTTACTGCTAGTGATAGTGTAAGTTATTCTTTCTTATTACCTACGGGTAAATTCTTTAAAGGAGGTCAGTTTATAACAGAAGGTAAAAGAGCGCCTAGAGGAGGTATTCAAACAGGTAGGTAGAAACATATTTGAGGGGTATATATATTAAGATGAATTAAACATTTTTTTTATATATGCCCACTACTCAAACAGGAAGCCAAACGACAATCAAAGTAAAACCTTTAGGAGTTGCTCCAACTTATAATGAAACTATTGTAGTTTTAGAATCTACTAATATACAATCATCTAATTTCAAATGGTTGGTAGATATTTACCAAGGTGCACCAGCAGACCCAGACTATACTTTATTATCTAGTATTGTAATCCTTCCAAATCCTGAAGGGTTCGGGGTTATTGACTTTCATAGACATATCGAAAATCATATTAGTACAGACTTTTATCCAGCTGATAAAGATGGTGTAATCTCACGTATTAATGGAGCTGGTTTTAAATGGTCGTTTAAAGTTACTGAGCAATTTGATAATGCTGTTTGGAGGTTTGACGATAACCAAACAGATTTAGGTTCTAATGTTGGATTCAGAACCAATAATTTCGGAGGAAGTTTTAATCATCATCCATTTATTACAGGTGATAAAGTTACAATAGTTCAAGACGTAGGGTTTACGCATCCCGAATATAACAAGACAGCACCAGACTTTACGACGTTAACTTATAACGATGAGTTTAGTGTTTTAACTGATATCAACAAAGAAGCATCAACACCCGTTGAAGGTGGTGTAATGGCTTTAGTGGATAAAGGGACTAGATTAATCGAGCAAGTATTTACAACTGATGAAACAACAATCTATTCTTTCAATGGGGCTTTAACTTTTCAAGGGTTTAGGAATTGGGTCGCTGCTGATTACAATATGAATAGCACTTCACCAACTACAACTAAATTTTTAAGTGATATCCCAAGGATTTACAACGTAACATTAGAGGATAGAGTTTGGATTAATGCATTACAAAATGATGTTTCAAACCCTCCAATTTTAGGACATATTACAACTGATAACGGAACGTATGGGGTAAATAACCAATACAACGCAACAGGGCAGAACTTCTTAGTGCAACATAAGATAGGAGCGAAAGATTTAACAGAAACTACAGATACAACACTAGTAGCTTTAACAGGTTCTTTACCAGCTGTAGACACTAACACAACATTTATAACTTACACGCAAAACATATTACCAATCGGTACGGCTATTTCCGAAACTATCACTTTGAATATAGTTGATAAATGTAGCAAGCACGAAGCGATTAGATTTTTCTACATGGATAAATTAGGGAGTTACTTACCTATCACATTTAATAAGGTTAGCAAAACGAATGTAACAAATACAAGAAGCAACTACAGACAAAACTATGGTAGTTACGATGCAACATCAAACGTATGGGGATATACAACTTACGACAGGGGAAATACTACTTATGATTTAGTATCTAATGAAAAGGTAACTTGTACTAGTGATTGGATGAATGAGGACGAAGTTGCAATGGTTACAAGTATGTTAAATAGTCCTATAGTGTACATTCAAGACAGCGAAGGGAATTATATAGCTGTTACTATTACGACAAATAGTTACGAGGTTAAAAAGACTGTAAATGATAAGCTAATAAATTACACATTATCGTTTGAATACGCTAACACTAACACAAATCAAAGAGGTTAAAAGATGAATAAGAAAGTAGAAGTTATAATTGGAGTTTATCCGAATCAAATTAGCCTAGATTTAGCAGATAATGCTATTTCTATTGCGTTACAATATGCGATAGATGATGTCAGAAACATAGATAAAAAGAATACAAACTATTCTAAGACTATAACAGTCCCAGGAACTAAGAAAAACAACAAAGCATTCGGCAGTTTGTTTGATGTTAACGCAACATTCGACCAATTTAACCCAAATTTAAAGATAGATGCTCGTATAGTTGTTGATAGTTCACCTGTTTTAGAAGGTTATTTGCAGTTAAATAAGGTTAAGAAACTAAATAACGCAGAC